GTGGGAATAGGAGTACCGATGAGTGACTTCATCACGTTCCGCCAGCGTGAGCACGTTCCCGAGAATGTGTTCAACAACGGTGTGCTGATCGGGCACGTCGAGTTCGTAGGTGACGGATGGAAGTCCTATCACCGTAATGGCGAGCAGGCCGGGTTCAGCGAGCACAAGTCGAGGGCTGCGCGACTTTTGGCTGAACAACTACGCGAGAGTAAACGACTTGAGGAGACGAAATGAGCTGGGACGACAACCCGCTGTACCACCCGGAGAAGCACGGGCTAACCCTCGTCGCCGAGGTCGAGTTGAGCGAGCCCTGCTACTCGTTCGACACCCTGGCCGTCTGGCGTGGACCCAAGGGCTACTACATGGGAACCGACTCCGGCTGCTCGTGCCCGACGCCGTTCGAGAGTTACAACGGCGTCGAGGACATGACCGGGCCGCTCACGGTCGACGGGATCCTCGACGAGGCATCGGCGCTCAAGGCCGCTTCCTACGAGCCCAAGTACGACATCGACGGTTTCAACGAGTTCGTCCGCACCGTCCGGGCCAGCGAGACCGATTGGCTGCGAGAGCGCGCGGAGTTGACGCGATGAGCATCCAGGATCGCGAGGCGGTCGACTCTGGCACCGAAGATGGCGTTGAGTGGCGCACAGTTGAGGCTCCTATCTACGGGGCAATCAACGGTTACGCGAAGGTGCCCGAGGATCACCCGTGGTTTGGGCTCGACTACGACGACATCGACGTGCGAGTGCATGGTGGGCTCACGTTCGCGTCGGGCGGCTGGATCGGTTTCGACACCCTTCACATGGGCGACTACTGGCCGGGAGTCCCGTACGGTCGCGACTTCGAGAGCATCGAGTGGGACGCTCCGATGGTCGCCGACGAGGCGCGCCGGCTCGCGCGGCAGATTGCCCAAGCATGGTCAAGTAGTGAGAAGGATTCCGATGCCTGACGTGAGCCTGAGCTACGACGAGTCCTACCCCGTGTTCTTCATCACGAGCTCCGACGACCCCGACTACACCGTGCACATGACGCAGAAGGAAGTCAATCGGATCATGCGGGCTAGCGACGAGTGGGAAGCGGTACAGGCGATGATGCGCGAGAGGTGCGACTGGCGATGAGATTCGAGGAAGCTCGACGCATGGTGCAACCGCACCTAAAGTTCGCGCAGGTGCCGCGCGCTGGCGGGGTCGTCACGGAGGGCGTTATCAATGCGGCAACAGCCGCGTCTCTGATCGTTGGCGCTACGGAGACGGAGATGAAGGACAGTCTCCAAGATGGGTGGTGGTCGGGCGTCCGAGACGGGTACGACCTGGCCCGCAAAGTCATCGAAGACAAGTTCTTCGGTGGCCCGACGAAAGACATGATTCTCGGCTGGCTGGCCGAACATGACCCATCCGCAGAACCAGCATCCCCTGATGCACTTCCAATCGAAGGAGAACCGAAATGAGCACTGACCATTGGCATCACGCATATGTCCGCTGGTTCGACCACGACCGTGCTGGGCACCGTATTCGGGCAACCCTCTGGGGTTGGATCGCTGACCGCCGCGCTGCCGCGTTGTGAACGCGATCACCCGGCCGCACACGGCGCTTCTGGTGGGCGACATCGTTGACTGCGTGATCGGCACGCAGTTCCTACCGAATGAGTCGGGCGACCCGATCAACCTGCACAGCGGTGGCACCCTCACGCGCTGGAACAAGCACAACATGGCCGAGGTCACCTGGCCGGATGGCTCGAGCTACAGCTATGAGCCGGCGCTGCTGCGTCACCACATTGAGCCATGCTTGACTAAGGAGAACCGATGATCGAGCTGGACCTAGATCGCATCGCCAAACGACGGACGGATATCCTGACCGACCTTGGCACGAACGCGCTCGCTAAGGCGGCGCTCGCGCTCGGCATGGTAGATCGAGACGTTCCCGCCCTAGTCACCGAGATCGTCCGTCTGAACAACGAACTGATCGACGCGCAGGGTGATGCCTCGCCTGCCGTGATTTGGGATGAAGGCTACGACGCGGGCATGGATGATGAGGCGTTCGATTCGCGCGGTCTATCCACAGACCCTGGGCGCGATCATCCCCGCCGCCGTAGGTGTCGACATCGGCTGCGGCACGCCTAAAGCGTACTAAACCCCAAAAACGTGCAGCTACCGGACGGCGCAGCAAGAGCACCCATGGAAAGGACCGGTAGCCCTGACGGTGGGCAGGACCCGAATTCGCGCCCGTACAAGCGCCCCACCACCCATTCCGATATACGACCGGCTGACGTGAATCGGCCCGAATTGTTTGCACGTCATCGTGACGTTGAAAGGAAGTTGCGAGTGGATGCCCGAAACGGTGCGCTCGAAATGGTCAAGCTCGGACTCACCAGCGACCAGCTCAGCAAGATGGCCAGCGCATGAGCAAGAAATCGGTGCGCCAGGAACTCGTGGAACAGGTCATCATCGACCATCAGGTAGATATGTCGGGAACTGCGATGGGCGGCGGCTGGGATTTGTGGCAGGCGAGCTGCCGATCGTGTGGCATTGTTCCGCGCGACGAGTGGCCGGCAGCTCATATCGCCCGCATCCTCGATCAGCACAAGTTGATCGTCCGCAACCCGACCACTATCTGAGCATTTGGAGACAACCATGACGGATCGAATCAGAACGGATTCTGGCCAGAACTTTTGGCGTGATGGAGATGGATGGCTGATCGAGGCCACCGTGGAAATCGACGTCGCCTGGACGACGTTCGGGCTTGCTGAGTTCATCCAGAAGGTTCAGGACGCAGCCGTGATCTTCGCCGAGGAGCCGACTGTGTCGATCGAGACTGAACTCAGCTACGAAGACAGCATCATCCTAACCTTCGCGCTCGAAGGCAAACGCCGAGCCACTGAAGCCGAGGTCGAGATGGTAGAGAGATGGATAGCGTCCGAGCCGGCACGGCAAGCTGCCGCAGACCTTTCTGCGCGGCTCAAGGCAGAGTCCGAACTCATGCGGATCCGCGCCCAATATCCGGATCTCGTCTAGCCCTGAACGTTCCGATATACGACAAGCGAAAGAGACCTGATGATCAAGAGTCACGACAACCCGATCCTCGCTAGTCTGCGAGATCCCGAACTGGACTGGGTGACGCCGGCGTACCTGCTCGATGAACTCGACTACAGGATCATCACCGACTACGAGACACCCGCTGACATCGAGGATGCACGCCGCGTGCTGAGCCGCCTCGTCTCGACAACAACTTAGGAGACAGCATGACCTACAGGGTTGTCGCCAACTACGTTCCAAGCGGACGCCTAGCAATCGTCGAGGAGTGGGAAAGTGACCGGATCGCCAATCGTCGCGAGCGCAAACTCAACAAGGAGATCCGAGCCAAGTACCGGAAGCTGGGCCAGGCAAGTCCGATCTGGTACCGGGTGATCTACTCGGGCAGCGCCTGGGACGGGTGGAAGGAAGACCGCAGTCTTGTCGCTGCGGCGCGCGGGCATGCAATCGTTCGAGTCGCCAGCCGCAAGATAAATGACGCCTTCATTCGAGGGTTCGAGAGGCTGAAAATCCAGTAAACGCAAGCGTTTTTAAGCATGCATGCACCCATTCTTGTTTCTTTGAGATCCGCTGGCACTCTCGTCGCCTGAGTGCCAGGATTGAAAGTGAAACCCCCGCGCCGGATTGCGCCCGGCCGGGGGCTTGACCAGCTCATGTGAGGAGCCAGCATGCATATCGTAGCCGTCAATCCGGAGAAATATCAAAGAGCATCCGAACGTCCTTACGTAGTCGAAAAGCTCACCGACCCGAACTACACCACCCGCGTTGACACGGGCTGTCTGGTGTGGACTAAGGCGATCAGTTCAACGGGGTACGGCGTTACATCGAACGCCGGACTCAACCTGTCAGTGCATCGCCTCGCGTACTGGGTCAACTACGGCCCGGTCGAAGGCGACCTAGTTGTGGACCATGTGTGTCGCAACCGCGCATGCTGCGAGCCGGCGCATCTGCGCCTTCTGACACGCGCGGAGAACACCGCCGATTCGCACACCGCGCACAAGACGCACTGCTCCCACGGTCACGAGCGAACCGAAGAGAACGTCTACGTCTGGTTCGACCGCAAGGGCAACATCCATCGCCAATGTCGAATCTGTGCCACCGAGAAGTCGAAGCGGTGGAACCGAATCAGGACCGAACGCCGCCGAGCGGCAAGAGCGGCGGCTGCGGTCGCCAGTTAGGCGACCCATGACCAGGTCCAGAGCAAGCGCTAAGTCGGCCGGCGCGTCACACGAACGCGCCATCGCGGACTACCTAGCCCTCCATGTTGACGACCGGATCGACCGCCGCGTGAAGACCGGCGCGAAGGATCGTGGTGACGTCGGTGGCCTGCGCGTGCTCGGCAACCGGATCGTCCTCGAGTGCAAAGACTACGGCGGCAAGATCCAGGCCGCCGAGTGGATCAAGGAAGCCGAACTCGAGGCGGGCAACGACGACGCAGCAGCCGGAATCGTCATCGCCAAACGACGCGGCGTCACCGCTCCCGGCAAACAGTGGGTGCTCATGGACGTCGACACCCTCATCACCCTCATCACAGGACAGAGACCCGAATGACCCTGACAATCCTCAACGACATAGAACAGGGATCCGCAGAATGGTACGAGGCACGCCTCGGAATCGTCACCGCCAGCACCGTAGGTCGACTGATCACCGCGAAGACAATCACGCCTGCCTCGAACGTGGAATCGCGGTCTCTCGCCGCAACCCTGGTTGCCGAGCGACTCAACGGGTGGGCTGACGACAACTACGTCTCTTTCGACATGGCCCGCGGGCACGAAGTCGAACCCATCGCTCGAGCGTTGTACAGCGAGCATTACGCGCCAGTTGAAGAGGTCGCGTTCATGATCCGAAACGACGGCGGGTACGAGATCGGCTACAGCCCGGACGGTCTAGTCGGCATCGATGGGCTTATCGAAATCAAGTCGAGGAGACCCAAGGAGCATCTGTTCGCGATCCTGGCCGACGCAGTGCCCGACGAGAACATGTCGCAACTTCAATGCGGGTTGCTGGTATCGGGCCGTTCGTGGATCGATTACGTGTCGTACTGCGGCGGGATGCCGTTGTGGGTGAAGCGCGTGTACCCGGATGCGGACTGGTTCGCGGCGATCAAGAAGGCTGTCGAGTCGTTTGAGCGGGCCGCGACTCACATGATGTCCACCTACAGGATGGCGACCGCTGGGCTCCCCGCAACGGAGCGTGCCGTTGCGGTCCTCGAAGAGATGAGGTTCTGATGGATCTGTCCCAAAGCATTGTTCCGAAGAGTGACCAACTCAACGCAGACGATCTGATCGCAGGCCCGGTGACTGTCACGATCGAATCGGTAACGGCCGGCACAGACGAACAGCCGGTGAACGTGAACCTGGTTGAGTTCCCTGGCCGCGCGTACAGGCCGTCCAAGTCGATGCGTCGAGTGATGGTCGCGGCGTGGGGTCCGGAGACGTCAACGTATGGTCGGCGTCGGATGACGTTGTTCCGCAACCCGGATATCCAGTTCGGGGGGCGGGCCGTTGGTGGGATCGAGATCGCGGCCATGAGCGACATCGAGAAGCCGTTGACGATCGCGTTGACTCGCACGCGTGGAAGCCGGAAGGACTTCACGGTGAAACCCCTCGAGAGTGTGCCCGACGCAGCGGGTGAGTGGCTAGCGGCGATCGGTAAGGCGGCAACGATGGGACAGCTCGAGGCGGCTTGGAGGGGAGCTGCGTCAGATGGGGTCGCTTCGGATCCGCGTGTGACGGCGGCGAAGGATGCGAAGAAGGCCCTGCTGGGCAAAGAAAACTGACGCCAATCCGTCCACAGGCACTTCGCCCTTTCACATGCCCGGGTGTCGGCGATGACTGACAGGCTTTTGCACTGAGTTGTCCACCGAAATGCGGACAGAATGCACTTTCGAATCACAGGGTTGTCCACAGGGCAGCTTGCCGAACGAACGTTCCACGTGGAACATCAATACGAACGAAGCGGCCCAAAGGTGTTGGCGCACCGGGCCGCTTCTGATCCACCCACCTTGCAATGGAGGACTGATTGTCGACCCTATCTGCCGCAGCCGATCATCTGCGAATGCTGCGCCTCGAACGCGACCCCAAGCAGGACGCCCTCTACGTTCGCCTCGCCTTCACCTACGGGATCCCGGTTGACGAGATCGCATCCATCTCCGATCTGCCTCTTCAGCGCGTGAGAGCGATCCTCGACCCGAATAGTTGTGCCCGTGGCTAGGAAAAGGATGATCAGCCCCGAGCTCAGAACATCCGAGAAGGTTGCCCAATGGCCGCGCGAGGTCCGCTACTTCTGGGTGCTACTACTCGGCTACCTGGACGACTACGGAAAGGGGAAAGACAACCCGCAGCTCATCAAGTCCGACTGCCTCCCCCTCGACGATGACGTGACCGCTTCGAAGGTGGACGAGTGGCTTTGGATCATCGCTGGGGCCGGCGTGATCGTCCGATACACGGCCGATGGCGTCAATTACATCGCCGCGGTGAACTGGAGAGAGCATCAGACGATCCAGCATCCTACCAACAGCAAAATCCCTGATCAGGAAGGGAATGAAATCCGCGTGAAAGGCTCACGAAAGATTCGTGAAAGCCTCACTCCTAGTTTAGTTAAGAGTAATTCAATAGAAGCGTCACGCGGGCGCGTGACGGACAGTGACTTTCTTGTCGCCTGGACGCACTGGCCGAAGAAGACAGACCGAACCAAATCGTTCGAACGGTTCGCCGCCATCGCCAAGTCTCGAGGCCTCGAGACAATCACCGCAGAAGTGATCAAGTTCGGCGACGCATACGCACGAACGACCGAGAAGAAGTTCGTGCCGGCCCTTGCCGCTTGGCTAAACCGGGAACGATGGACAGACGAACTGCCCACGGCTGGCGGAGCAGCGCCGGCATACGTTCCAGAAGCCAAAGCTCCCGCAGGCAAGAAGTGGGCCGTCGATGTGATGGACGACTTCTGATGCCCGCTATCGGCGCCTCGGTTGAAAAGTCCCTCGACGACAGCCTCCACAAGCTGCTGGCTGGGGAGATCGAACTATCCGACCTGACACCAGCCCTTCAAGGCTGGTACGTTGCCGGGTTTGTCAACGGGCAGCAGATCCTCCCCGAAGACGCTCACCTCCGCTGGGAAGCCGACCTCTGGTACTTCGTCGCCAACAACCGTGGCAAGACCGCATCTGACTTCTACGCCGGCATCACAACAAGGCTCTGGGAGGAGGCAAGTGAGTGACGACTTCGAGAGCGCCGTCGAACAGCAGCGGTTCCGAACCGCTGTCTTCGAGGAAGCCAAGAACCGCGACAGAGAAGAGAGCGCAGCAAAGGTCGGAACGAAACTCGCCCCCAAACCGCTCGGAGAGATTCTGGCGGACGAGCCGACATGGGATTGGCTTGTCCCGGATCTGCTCGAGCGGAAAGACCGACTCGTCGTAACCGGTGCTGAAGGTCTGGGCAAGTCGCACTTCCTCCGCCAGATTGCGATCAGCATGTCTGCTGGTGTTCACCCGTTCAAGATCCGCGAGAAGGTCATCCCATCGAGGGTTCTGGTCATCGACGCAGAGAACACCGAACAGCAGTGGTCGCGTGGTGCACGGTACGTCACCCGACTCGCCGAGCAGCACGGTTCGGTCAGTCCTCGCCGGATGGTGCAAGTGTCGGCGGGGGTTCGCATCGACTTGACGTTGCGGGCTGACGTCAACCAGGTCCGCGCGCTGATCACAAACATGCGACCCGACGTGCTGTACATCGGACCGTTGTACAAGCTGCTGCCGAAAGCGTTGAACACCGACGACGACGCAGCGCCCGTCATTGAAGCCCTCGACAGCTTCCGAGAGCTCGGCGTGACGTTGCTGATGGAAGCGCACGCCGGCCACGCCCGCAACAGTGCTGGCGAACGTGACCTGCGCCCGCGTGGCGCATCAGCTCTGCTCGGCTGGCCCGAGTTCGGTCTCGGTCTGGCGCCAGTCGACGAATCGGATCTGTCGATGGTGCGGTTGGCGCAGTGGCGCAACGGCCGCGAGCAACGTGATTGGCCGAAACATCTTAGGCGCGGGCAGGTCGGTGAGCTTCCCTGGGAGCCGGCTTTCCCCGATTCGAATCTGTAATACCCCTACCCGAAAAGGAATGAAAGCAAATGGCAACGATCAACATTCAGAACGCGACCGTCCAGTTCGTGAACAACGGCAAGGGGTTCAAGGTACTTGAGGAGACCACATCTGGTGGCCGCACGTTCAAGCAGCAGTACACAGTGTGGGCTGAGCCGGGTCATGGGTATCAGGTCGGAGACACGGTGTCTGTTTCGGGTTTCCTGGGTGCGAAGGTTGGGAAGCCCTGGACGGGTAACGATGGTGTCGAGCGGGCTTCGGTGGAGTTGTCGGTGAACTCGCCGACGTTCACGAAGTCGCCTGCTTCGGTGAACGAGGCTGAGGTTCCGTTTTGAGCGCTGATCCTGAACTTATCGATCTCATCAACGAACTCACCCAACCCATCCGTGTCGACGTCTGGCAAGGCATGACGAAGCACGTCAGAACCGACCCGCCGCTACTCGACCAACTCAAAGCTGCCGTGACATCGAACGTGGGCGGTGCGGGCGGCGGATCCAAGGCAGCCCGCGAACGAACACCGCTCGACGTCATCGCGTTCACGCTGCTCGAGCAGATCGACGGGCAAGTCAGGGCGTGGTTGAAGGATGCAGGCGAACCGTGGGCCGGCGACATCAGCCCGTTGCTGCGGGCGTGGTACGTGATGCACACCCGATATGAACGACCTAAATCTGATCGTCACTTCGGGATCGTCGCCAGGTGGGTGGCATCCATCCATGACCTGATCGACCCACCCACCAGGCAGGAGATCACGTCACCGTGTCCGAACTGTGGGCAGACGTGGGTGACCCGAGGGCAGGGCAACGATGCTGAGTCGTTGCGTGCGCTGTGGGCGTTGTGGCGTGGCAATGCGGAAGACTCCGCAGCTCACTGTGAGGGTTGCGGGAAGACATGGAAGGGCGTGTCTCAGATGCGGTCTTTGCGTATCGCGATCGATGATGCTGAAAAACTTTCGGAACCCGCTTGACAGATCGAACTACACTCGTGTAACTTTGACCCCGCGCTGGATACCCCTGACTCAAAAACAGGGTGACGCGCCTGTATCAGTCCACTAAGGCTCACCTGCGGGTGGGCCTTTTGCGTGGGCGGAACGGAACACATTGTCATCGCTCGCAGCCGCACTCGCGGCACAGAAACCAGTTGGCAAAGGCACCAGATGCGGTGTCGGAACCCTGATCGAACAGCTCGACGACATCGACCGCAAAGCGCTCATCAACGCACTCGAGTCCGACATGTACGCCACCGACATCAGCCGGGCGCTGTACTCGGAAGGCCACAAGATCGGCGGAGGAACCGTCGCACGTCACAGGAAGCATGAGTGCAACTGTGACCGTGGCTGACGCGCTCACGGGACGCGACATTCCCGAAGAGTGGCGAGCTCGGCGTGTTCTGAATGGCGACGAAGGCGAGACCGTCACCGGTCTCATCAAACCCGTCGACAAAGACGAAGACATCCTCCGCGAAGTTGGCTACGACCCCGACACCATCGAGATCGTCGGCAACATCATGCAATGGCAGAAGCAGCAACCGGACGGCACATGGCGCGTCTCGTACCGGTTCTCGCATCGGCCAAAATCTGCATCCCTGAATCTTCCCGCGCTGTACGCAGCCGCGAGCAGGAAACCGCGTCAACAACTGAAGCCAGCCACGAGCGGCCATACGACGGTGGTTGTCCTCTCCGATGTGCAGGCCGGGAAGGTGGCAGCTAGAGGTGGGACGCCCGAGTTGATCGACCGGCTGGTCGAGAAGCGGGCGAAGTTGACCTCGTTGCTGTCACAACGCAAACCCAGCAAGACAGTGCTGCTCGAGGCCGGTGACCTTTTCGAAGGGTTCGAATCCGGTGGCAATCCGATGTTCACCAACGATCTGTCGTTGGCGCAGCAGATGGACCTCGCCGGCACTGAGGTGTACCAGTTCGTTGAGCTGATGCAACGTCACGGGCACGTCGACGTTGTTGCAGTCACGTCGAACCATACGGCGTGGCGCCGCGGTAAGCAGCAACTTGGGCGACCAGCTGATGATCTTGGCCTGTTCGTCCACAAGCAAGTCGAGAAGGTCGCCAACGCGGCCGGCATCGACGCCGCCTGGACGTACCCAGCTCCCTACGACGAATCGGTGACGCTCGACGTTGATGGGACCGTCATTGGCCTTGTCCACGGCAACCAGTTCGGTTCCGGGCGTGCGATCGACTGGTGGGCCAAGCAGACGCACGGCGGTCAACCTGTCGGCGCTGCTGACGTTCTCGTCACAGGTCACTACCATCACCTGACCGTGATACCGACCGGACGTAACCCATACTCGGGTCGCACGAAATGGTGGCTACAAGCACCCACCGTCGACAACGGGTCCGACTGGTTCCGCAACACGGCCGGCGACGACTCGGACCCCGGACTGATGGTGTTCGACATCGACGACAACGGGTTCAACCTGCAATCGCTCACAGTCCTCTAGACCATAACTTCACACGCGCGAGCCACGACGGTAGATATCGGGGCAACAACTTCCCACACCAATAGCAGGCGGTGACGTATGCAACGTCGCATCATCACCCTCACACTGCAATCCGCCGCCCTCATCGCATGCATGACCGCAGGCTGGCACGTCTGGCCGTTAGCAATCGGACTCGGCGTTGCGCTCGGCCTGCATGCTGCCGGCTTCAAAGCAGCCGAAGACAACATCGACCAAGAACTACATGCAATGGTCGCCGGCTAATGCCAGGAATGGGACGCCGGAAAATGGTGAGCGGTTCCGAATACGACGCCTACACGGCATGGCGGCATCTGCTCATCTACACGAGCCGACCCGGCGTTGTGAAGAGCATCAAACGCGCGACTCATAAACGTGAACGACGTGATGCGAAACGCAGGCCCGACGATGCCTGAGTGGATTCCGACACGTGACGGCATCCCGCTCAAAACCACCGACGCGATGCTCGAGTTCATCCGCGCACAATCCGACACGATCAAGGCGCTCGAAATTGAGCTCGCCATGTACCGCAGCATCGTTCCGACAGGAAGCGACCAACCCGCACATGTCTGACCCGGCTTGGGTTCCCGAAGCACGCGACGTACCAGCCGAACTCGACGACAAGTTCGATCCAGCACGATACGAACAAGTCACATGGTCAACGGTGCAAGACAAACTCGACCACGCATCCCTCGCCGTGCTCCGCGAGATCATGCGCGGTGGAATCGGAGAACCCGATGATCGTCTCTGACGAATACGCCGGCATGACCGACAAGGACCGAGACGCCACCATCAACGCATGCGAGTTAGCCATCGCAGACATCAACGCACTCATCGACAACGATCAAGCCTGAAGAAAACATGGGCGGCAAGAAACCCAAAGGCCACCCCGCCTACGCAGACCCACGCTACCGAGCAGCACGCCTCGAACTACGCAAATGGGATCACATCTGCCACGCACCCGACTGCCGCCAACCAATCGACATGCAACTCAAATACCCACACCCGCTGTCATGGTCAGCCGACCACATCGTGCCCAAGTCAATGCTCAAACCAGGCGACGCCCGAATGTGGCACATCAGCAACCTTCAAGCCATGCACCTGACCCACAACCAGTCACGCGGCAACAAGACAATGCCGAAGACAAGACCGCTCGACTGGTAGGGGTGCATCAAATCTCTACAGCCAATTCATGCTGCGGACCCGCCAGCAGAAAAAATCTCCCTCCGTCGTTTTCCCAAAGGTCGTGATCTTGTGGCTGCGAAGTTGCGGGCGGTTGGCGTGGATGAGCGGGCTGACCCGAAGTCGATTACTGAGGCTGCGGATCATGGGACGCGGCGTGAACTGTTGGTGGCGACTCGGGCTCGGGTTGCTGCGGCGGTTGAGGACAAGAACACGCCGGCTCGTGATTTGGCGTCTTTGACGATTCGGTTGATGGCGATCGCGAACGAGATTGAGGCGATTGACGCCAAGGAGGCCGGAGATTCCCGCGCCGAAGTCACCGACCAGCCATTCAACGCCGAAGCTATCTGAGGTTGCTCGGCATGTTGTGATCCCTGAGGGGATTGTGACGACTGCTTGGCCTCGGGTGGTTGCTCAGTGTGCTGAGGTTGGTGTGACCTTTGATGCCTGGCAGCACGGTATCGGTGCGATCGCTTTGGGTAAGCGTGCTGATGGCAAATATGCGGCCACGGTCGGCGGGGTTGTTTTGTCGATTCCGCGTCAGGTTGGGAAGACGTTCCTGATCGGGATGATCGTGATCGCGTTGTGCATCCTGACGCCGGGGTTGACGGTTCTTTGGTCGGCGCATCGGACTCGGACGGCGACTAAGACGTTTGGTTCGTTGAAGGGCATGACTTCGCGGAAGAAGATCAAGCCGTTCATGTTGGATCCGCGTAATACGAATGGCGAGCAGGAGATCCGTTTTCTGAACGGGTCGGTGATTATGTTCGGGGCTCGGGAGCAGGGCTTCGGTCGTGGTTTTGATGAGGTCGATGTCGAGGTGTTCGACGAGGGCCAGATTCTGACGGAGAAGGCTCTCGAGGATATGGTTCCGGCCGCGAACCAGTCGCGGCAGCCGACCGGTGCGTTGTTGTTCTTCATGGGTACGCCGCCTCGTCCGAATGATCCGGGTGAGGAGTTCACCAACCGGCGCAACAAGGCTTTGTCGGGAAAAGCGAAGAACATGGTTTACGTCGAGTTTTCGGCGGATGACGATGCGCATGTTGATGACCGGAAGGCTTGGGCGAAAGCTAATCCGTCGTTTCCTGCTCGGACTCCTGTGGAGTCGATGGAGCGGATGCGGGAGAACTTGACCGATGAGGATTCGTTCAAGCGTGAGGCGTTGGGCATTTGGGATGACCTGGCGTTGTCTAACTCGGTCATTCCTGCTGCTGAGTGGGGTTCTGCGTTTGATCCGCATTTGACGGTTTCCGACTCGGCTTTGTCTGCCGGGCTGGCGATGTCGCCGGATCGTGAGTGGTCGTCTGTGGTTTGGTCTTGGCGGGTTGGCGATCGTTCTGCGGTGGATGTTGTTCGTCGTTCTGGGACGGATTGGGTTCTGCCGTATCTGGCGGATGTTGCTAGTCGTCGGCGTATTGGTTCGGTTGCTGTGGATCAGTCTGGGCCGGCCGGAACGATGTTGCCGGCGCTTGGGTCGGCTGGTCTTCCTGTTCGTGTTGTGGATACGGCTGCGTACAAGGCGGCGTGTGCTGTGCTGGTTGATGAGGTTCGTTACGGACGGTTCGCCCATCGCGGCGATACGGCCTTGTCGACTGCTGCCGCTCGGGTGAAGTGGCGCAAGGTCGGTGATGGTCAGGTTTTTGCTCGCCGGGACTCTGGTGTGCCTATCGATCCCCTTGAGGGGGCTGCGTTGGCTGTTTGGGGTTTGACCCCGGAGAAGCCGAAAAAGGAGTTCTTCTTGGCGAACCTCAACGATTTGGTGCCGTCTTCTGATGATTGAGCGGATCTTGTCTTACGTGCTTGAGGCGATGGGCGTGACTGTCCTTGCTCTTGTGGTGTGGGGTTTGACTGGTTCGGTCTGGTGGGCGTTGATTCCGGTCGCCGCGTATCTGGTTTTCGTTTCCTACAATCTCGGGGGTAAGCGGTGAGCGTCCTCCGTCGTGCACTCGAGGCCAGGCAAGCGTTTGATCCGTCCGCGTTGACCCCGTACAGGTGGGGTGCTGGTCGCGGGTCGAGCTCGGGTGTGACGGTCAACGATCGTGCCGCACTGTCGGTCATCGATTTCTTCGCCGGGGTGCGGATCATCTCGGATGCGGTGTCGTTGACGCCGTTGCAGGGGTTCACGCAGGACCCGTCTGGGTTGCGTATCCCGGTTGTGAACAAGCCGGTGCAGCTCATTGACCCGTTCATGGACTTCAATCTGCAGCAGGGTCTTGGGCAGATTGTGACGTCGCTGATTCTGCGCGGTAATGCGTATGGGATCGCGGTTGGTTTTGATCGTTCTGGGACCGCGAACAAGTGGCGGATACTGAACCCTGACCAGGTTGCTGTGACGTGGGATGCGTATGGGTTCCGCCAGTACACGGTGAACGGTGAGCTGCGCGACACGGCGCTGATGTGGCACGTTGCGTCGAACATGCTCCCGAACGATGTCAAGGGCATGGGCATCGTTGAGTATTGCCGCAACGCTATCGGTCTCGGTATTGCTCTGGATGAGGTTTCGGGGTCGTTCTTCAAGAACGGCATCATGTCGACGGGCATTATCTCGACTGATGTGCCTCTCACCCAGGATGAAGTGAAGGCGACTGCTGAGCAGTTCATCCAAAACCATGCCGGCGTGGGTCGTTCATCGTTGCCGATCGTTATCGGTGGTGGGGCGAAGTACACCCCGATTTCGTTGACGCCTGAGGATTCCCAGTTTCTTCAGTCGCGCGAGTTTCAGCGTGGCGAGATCGCGACACTGCTCGGTATTCCCCCGCACCTGCTGGGCATCATCGATCGCACCACAAGCTGGGGAACCGGCATTGAGGTGCAGGGTCGTGCGTTCGTCGATTACACGCTCCGCGCCTACTTCGTTCGTCTCGAGTCGTTGTTCTCGTCGTTCCTGCAACCGGGAACGTATGCGGCGTTCGACACTGACGCGATCACGAGGGCGACAACTCAGGAGCGTTACCACAACTGGAACACGGCCATTCTGTCCGGGTTCCTGAACGTGGATGAGGTTCGCCGCCGCGAGGGCCTGCCGCCACTGCCCGACGGTGACGGCGAAAAGTACTACACCCCGATTCAGGTTCAGACGGTCCCCGACCCCGAGTCTTCCGCGCCGGCCGCTGCGGTGCCCACCAACGATCCTGCAACAGACCTCTAGGAGTCCTAATGCCAGTGACTAACACTCGTCGCATGGTCACCGATGGTGGCCTTGAGTGGCGCTCGGACTCGTCCGGGATCACCCTCGAGGGACACGCATCGACGTTCAATCAGCCCTACAGCATGGGTTGGTACACGGAGACGGTTGCTCGCGGTGCGTTCACGAAGACGCTCGCCGGTAAGCCTGACGTGCGTCTGTTGATCAACCACGAGGGACTTCCTCTTGCCCGTTCCGCTTCGGGGACACTGGATCTTGCGCAGGATGATTCGGGCCTGTACGTGCGCTCGGTGCTTGACCCGTCCGACCCAGACGTTCAACGGATCATGCCGAAGATGAAGCGCGGTGACCTGAACGAGATGTCGTTCGCGTTCGGAACCGTCAAGGATGACTGGTCGCCGGATCGCACCGAACGCACCCTCCGCGAACTTTCGCTCGCCAACGGCGACGTGTCCATTGTCACTTACCCGGCGAACCCGAACGCTACGTCGTCGATGCGGTCGAGGATTCTCGAATCTGTTGGCCCGGATCGTCTCCGCGAAATCTACATGGAGATCACTGAGGGGCGTGCGGGTGCGAAGTTCTCATCTGCCACGACGTCGCAACTGACTGCGCTGCTCGAGTCGTTGGCCGTAGCGGACACCCATCTTGACTCGTCCCTGGTGGCGCTGTCGGATCTTCTCGGCGTGGCAAACCCTGACGATGACGAATCGGCCGCTGAAGACGCTGCCGAGGGTGGCGAAGATACGGGTCGTTCAGCCGACGCTGAGGCGGAAGACGTGACGCTGCGTGCGGCCCGCGAGGTTCGCGCTGCGCGTCTGCGTCTCGAACTGCTCCGTCACTAACCCAAATACCACCCGCAGGATGCGGGTAGCACAAGCCGAACAAGCCGGACACTCCCGAGAGGGAGCCGTCCACTTGGAACCACTTGGGCATCGGAAAGAAACACCCAACCGATGAACCCAGGAGGTTCCCATGTCTCTCATTGAGACCCTTGAGGCCCGCAAGGCCGAGATCGAGCAGGAGCTCGACACCCTCATTACCGCCGCCGAGACGGAGAGCCGCGCGTTCTCTGACGAGGAAACCACCAAGCAGGACGAGCTTGTTGCTGAGCACCGTTCCGTCGTCAGCAAGATCGAGTCGCAGAAGGCTGCCGACGAGGTTCGCAAGCAGATGGGCATCCAGCTCGGTTCTGCCGGCCCGACCGCGAAGGTTGTGTCTGAGGCGAACCCGGTCTACCGCAAGGGTGACCTGTCGACGTCGTACTTCCGTGACCTTTTCGAGGCAGGCACCGGTGACCCCGAGGCCCGTAATCGGATCATCAAGTCGCAGGAATCGCGCGCCGGCATGACCACCGTCGCAGCCGCGGGTGGAACTTTCGCGCCCCCGGAGTGGATCGTCGATGAGTACGTGAAGCTGGCCCGCACGGCCCGCGTCACCGCCGACCTGATGACCCACCAGGAACTGCCGCAGGGCATTTCCTCGGTGAACCTTCCGAAGGTGTCGACCGGTTCGACTGTTGCGGTCGTGCAGACGCAGAACACGCAGATCAGTTCGACCGACATCACCACGACGTCGCTTGCCTCGAGCATCACCACGATCTCGGGCGGTCAGACCGTCGCGATCCAGCTCATCCGTCAGGGGGGCACTCCGATCGACGACGTTGTGCTGTCGGACCTGGCGCTCGCCTACGCATCGCAGCTTGACCTTCAGGTCATCGCTGGTACCGGTGCCAACGGTCAGCTCAAGGGTCTCGTCTCGTCGGGAACTGTGGTCACCTTCACGACCACGACCCCGGCGTTCGTTTCCTCGACCGCTGCCGCGTCGTTCTACAACAAGCTGATGTCCGCGATCTCGGCAGTCAACACGACCCGCTACCTGCCGGCTGACACGATCATCATGCACCCGGCGCGTTGGGCATGGATCCTCGAGGCTCTGGACACGCAGAACCGTCTGCAAGTCTCGCCGTCGTCGCCGTTCTTCAACGCTGGTGGCGCTCAGAACGATGCGGTTGCTCAGGGTGCGGTAGGCGCGCTGGGTGGCCTGCCCGTTTACATCGACCCGAACATCGCCCAGAACCTGGGTGCGGGCACGAACCAGGACCAGGTGTACGTCCTGCGTCGTGGGGACAACTGGCTGTGGGAGTCGCCCATCGAGGCGGCGTCGTTCGATGCGACTTACGCCAACCAGAACTCGGTCTTCTTCCGAGTGCTGGGGTTCAGCGCGTTCATCGCCCGGTACGCCGGCTCGGTGCAGTACATCGACGGAACTGGCCTCATCGTCCCGACCCTGTAGCACCCGCTCACTAGTCCGTGGCTTAGCGGCTTCGGACAGGGGCGCACCGGTTCCATTCCCGGTGCGCCCCACCCCGAATGGAAGGCAACAATGCTTCGCAAAGATCGTGTCGCGGTCGCATGGATCGATGGCGGCACCGTGGATGGCGATTTCGCTGTCTCGATGTTGAACCTGTTCACGTCCCGCAACGACCGGATTGCCACGGTGATCCGTATTGGTGGGGCGCTGTTGTCGAGGCAGCGGAATGAGATCGTCGCCGCGTTCCTTGAGCGCGACATTGAGTGGCTGTTCTTCATTGACTCGGACGAGACGATCACGGTTGAGGCGTTCGACAAGATCGTTGAGGCCGCGCATGACAAGTTGCGGCCGATTGTCGCGGGCGTGTATTTCGCGGCGTGGGCGAATGAGTCGGGTGTCCATCCGATGCCGATGCCGATGATTTTGGCGCAAAACAAGGTGGGGCGGTATGACCCGATCTGGGATATGCCCGACGATGCGGTGATCTCGATCGATGCGGCCGGGACTGGCGCGTTGATGATCCACCGGTCGGTACTCGAGGCCATGCGTGATGCATCTGAAGCGTCCGTGCTGGGTCAGCACGAGGGCGGGAAGTGGTGTTGGTTCCGCGACATGCCCGTGGTGGGCGAGTGGGTCGGTGAGGACATCTTCTTCTGCAAACGTGCCCGCGATCTGGGGTTCCCGATCGTCGCCGCTACGGGGGCGCGCCTGGGGCATCACAAGGGCTACTGGGTCACCGATGCCCAGTTCAGGGATTACACGGCGTCGCACCCCGAGGTGTTGACCGCGCGTCACGAGGTCAAGTTCGAGGGAGTCGATGATGAGTGATTCTGTCGAGGATCGTGTGGCCGATTTGAAGGCGCAGTTGGTGGTTCCTGGTGCGAATGTGGCTGCGATCAAAGCGGAGCTGACCAGGCTTCTTGTTCCTGGGTTGGAGACGGCCTGATGTCGGTTCTTCAGGGGGACGTGTTCGCGGCGAGCTATACGGCACCCGCTACTGCGACGGTTGTTCTGACTGTTACCGCGCCTGATGGGACGACTTCGACTCCTTCTGTTGTGACTGGTGCTGCACCGGTCTACACGTCGACGGTGCCGGCGTCTCAGGTTGGTGCGTATCTTCTGACTTGGGTTGCGTCTGGTGCGGCGACTGGTGTGTTTGCTGATCAGTTCACGGTGGTTGCGCCGTCGTTGCAGTTGATCTCGTATGGGGATCTGGTTGATCAGATCAACATCTCTGCGACGGATACGACGACGAGCGCGAGGCTTCGTCGTTTCATTCAGTCGGCTACCGATGTTGTGCAGAACATCACCGGCCCCGTCTTGCCGGTCACGAAGACGACATATTTCGATGGCGGGCAGTCGTCGGTGACGTTGCCGTACAAATGGGTGAAATCGATCACTTCGGTTGTTGAGTGGTGGGGTGGCGCGACGATCTACACGTTGACGGCTCAGACTCCTGGTTCGTCGATGGGGACGTTCAACTATTTGTGGGATACGTCGAGTAACAGCATCACGCGGTACGCGGGCGGGTTCCCGACGTCGTTCTTCGCCCTCGAGAACTCGGTCACCGTCACATATGTGGCCGGGATGGTGACGATTCCGCAGGACATCACGGACGCGACCGGTGAGTTGGTTCGCCATTGGTGGCAGAACGGTCAGCAGCCGCGAGCGGCTGGCTTCACGAATCCGGGCAGCGATGACGACACCGGAACTATCACGGTCATGGGGTATGCGGTCCCGAACCGAGTCAACGAGATGTTGGCCCCCTACGCCCGTAGGCCGGCGATCTTCTGATGGGTGCGAGCATTGGCCCGGCTATCGACTATCTGATCTCCGGCACGAACGTCAACACTGGCACTACCCTGCTCGCGGACCTGACCGCCATCGATTCGAGTGTCGTTCTTTTGGATGCGGTCGAGAACAAGACGTCTCAATCTGCGGTTTTCATCGGGAAGCGCGCGATCGATTCGGCCGACTCGATGTCTGGCGATGACTCCCTTCTCGTGCTCGGTGCTGGGCGCGTGCAGGAGGACTACGAGATCCCGTGCTTCATTGCGGCCAATCGTCCCGGTCCCGATATGAAGCCTGCACGAGACGCGGCGTTGGCGCTGTTCAACGGCGTAATGCACTGGCTCGCTGCCGACCGCACTCTTGGCGGGGTGCTTCTACAGGGTCGGTTTGCCGAGGTCACTGCCAAGTCGCTGATTCAGGACGGAGCACCCGATACGGGCGCTATCCGCGTCGCCATTTTCCCTTTCTCTATCCGCGTCCGTAATCACTACATCCCGTAAGGACTGATCCATGTCTGTTTTCCAGAACGTTTCTGGTGTTGACCGTGAGCTGGTTGTTGATGGTCGTCGGCAGGAGGTTGTTGCGGGTTCGACGGTGACGGTTGCTGATGAGTTCGATTATCAGCTCATCGGTCAGGTTGCGACGTGGAAGTTCAGCAAGAAGTCCGCGCCTGCGGCGTCCACTCCGGCTGTGCCGGATACCACTACCGAGCCGGTTGCGGCGACTGAGGGAGCTAACTGATGGCTGTCGGATCGGGTCTGTCGGCCCAACTTGGGATTGTTACGGAGGCTACTCCGGGTACGCCGCTTGCTGTGACTCGTTTTTATGAGTTCGACAAGGAGTCGATGTCGGAGAAGAAGCACACGGTTCAGGGCGTGGGTCTTCGTGCGGGTGCGTTGACGAAGCGGGGTTCGCGGCGTGTTCAGACGGCTCGTGAGGCTGGTGGGACGGTTGGGTTTGATATTCCGACTGCTGGTTTTGGTCTGACTTTGCAGCACATGTTGGGGTCGTTTTCGACTACGGCGACG